GTATCTTTTGGATAAAGTATCTATACTTATACCCGAGTTTAGACTTTTAACTATACTTATTCTATCTTTGTTTGATAGTTTATTAGCTGTTGCTTTTTCTCCATATCTACCATAACCAGAATTATAATGATTTTTCCACATAGGGTTTCTTCTACCTTTCAAACTCCTACCGTCTTTAATCATCTGTTCTAAGTTCTCCTTTTGTGTTCCCCAATACAAGTTATCAACCGAATTGTTTAGCTTATTGTTACCCTTATGACATACACAGGGGCTTATTTTCCGGATTAGGTATATAAGCTTCAGCAACTAATCTATGTATTGAGTATTGCTTACCATTTAATTTTATCCTAAGATATCCCTCTCTATTGATACAAGGAGTTAATTCTCTCCAATAACCCTTTACTCTACTGTATATTTTACCTACATTAGAAATATGATACCCTATTAAATAGGGATGGTTATCTCTTAAATCCATCTTGTACCCTTATGTTCGCACTTATGGTTCTTAATATATTCTCTCGTGATTCATATGCTTTACAGATACTTATGAACTTGCTTGCATTATACTCAGCCTTCATATACCTCTTTAATGCTCCCTGATAAGCTTGATTGTTCTCTGCTTTGTGTGCTGCAGCATCATTATTGATATTACCCGATTCTTTGTAGTAAAGCCATGCCTTGCTATAAGCTTGGTCCTTGGCCTTTTCAAGTTTATCCCTTTTATATATAAGCCTATCCCTTACCATTACCAATAAAGCGTAATTGGATGGACTTCTACGTAAAGACTGATTGACCAGGTTCTCATCAATCATGAGTTCCTGGTCTAAATCAATCTCATAGGTTTTACCTTGAAACAGGATCTTCAGAGTATTTTTCTTAATCTGGGATAGACGTACTATGCCACCTTTTCCTTTCTCCATGAGTAATCCTTCTTAAAGTATTCGGGGAACTTCTTGGGGAACTCCTTGATGGATAAGTCTTTCCACTTACGGTGTTCTTCCAAATACTTCTCCGCATTAAAATCTGGTTGAAGCATTTTTCTATAGTCATATCCAGGTATATATGGCAACTCCTCAGCCATCGAACGTCCGATAGTAAAGTCCATTGACATATCTACATCATTGATTTCAAATTTGAAATACTCTTTTGTACTTGGGTTACGGCAAGTCTCCCATATATTGTATACCGTGAATATATTTATGTACTCGGGGTCTGCCAAATAGTAAACGGCATCATGTACTGTACAGGTCTCAAGTAACGGGGGAAGTATACCCTGTCGTATTTTCCAATAATTGAGTATGGATGCAAACAGAGTCATATCGGATGCAGCTGATTGACATGGCATGTTAACCGATAATCTTACTGCGTATGCTGCCTCTTGCTCATCATCTGAGTATACTTGAGGTAACCTTCTCTTCCTACCAAACAGAGATTTAATATATCCCTGTTCAATCAGTACCTTCTCCTGGTTAATCATGAACTTCTTAATCTTGGGATGTTCTTGGAAGAACTCATTCAATTGCTGCTGAGCTTCATCGGGGGTTACTATGATACCAGCTTTCGGGTCAGATAGTTTAACTGCAAGTAGTTTCTTTTGAATACCGTAGATAATACCAAAACATATCTGCTTTGCCTGCTTTCTCCTGTTCTTCCAAACCTTGTAATCTGGATGTTGCTCATCACTATAAGCTTTGTTTGCTTCATCGTACGATACACCATACTTCTTTGCTGCAATAGCAAGGTGAGGGTCCTGGCCCTTTGCAAAAGCCTCGAGATAAATTTCATCCCCGGAAAGGTGAGCCATGATTCTTAACTCTGCCTGAGAGTAGTCAAGTGCCATATATAACTTTCCTTTGGGAGCTACTAACTGTTTCTTTATGTTAGCATCTACGGAGGTTTTAGGTATTTGCTGAAGGTTAGGTTCAGAACTACTTAATCTACCAGATGTAGTACCAATGATTTTGAATTGACCATGGATACGGTCATCATCCTGTACCTTATCATGCCATCCCTCAATATATGTAGTGTACATCTTTTTCAATCCCCTCAATTCAAGAAGATTGTCCAGGAATATAGCTTTCGGACTTTCTGGGTCTTTAACCGTTAACCGAAGTTCTACCAATGTGTCTCCATCGGTACTTGGTTTATCAGTATCCCTATTTGTTTTCTTATCCTTAGTATACTTGATAACCGGGAAGTTGAATCCCTTTTTAGAGTACAATAATAAAGGTAAATCAATAGGACTGCCCAAGTTTACTTCTCGGGTTAATTCAAGTTCTTTCTTAGTTGTAAATACTCCAGCCCTGATATTGGATATCTTTCGTTCCCTACTTGCTATCTTCCTCTTATTTGCAGGGTCTCTATAATACAGACCTTCAAGTTCCCTTTCTATGGACTCCAGGTATTTGCTTATTCTCTGTTCGGTAAGCCATCTAGAGAATTTCTTTACTCGTGGAAGATTCAAGCAATTAGCAGTTGCTTGGTCAATCTTTGGCTTGTAAGATTCAAGCAATTCCTGATTGAATTCCCTATCAAGGTATAACCCAGTTTTCTCTGCCTGTTGGAGTACCCTGGATGCTGGCATTATCAAATGCCTAAATAATGGATACATACCTATCTCAATTAACTTGCTCTCAAAGAACATAGATAATCTTAAGGTATAATCCGTATCCTGGCAACCGTATTTGCATAAGGGTTCCAATGGTTTCTTGTCCCATGGTATCTTATCAAACTTATCCGACTTTTCGTAATCCCCGTGTTTTGGTAGATACCTTCTAACCATTGATTTCAGGTCATTAGGTTTCTCCTCATTTAGGAGATACTTCATAAGCATTCCGTCCAGAACAGTACCTCTAACATATATCCCAAATAACTCGAATATCTGAAGGTCAAACTTCAGATTCCATCCTACTTTAGTTATTTTAGGATTTTCAATCACATGCCTACCAAAATACTTTAACCAACGTTCCCAACGAGGGTTGTTATATTCATGATGACATAAAGGGATTGATACACCAGAACCTACCTGAAAAGTTACTGATAGGATGGTTGGTTTGAAAGATTTGTTATAGATACCTTCAGCATTTGTCTCGAAGTCGACGGAAGCTATGCCAGTTCTTAAACAAGCTTTCACAAGCCGCTTGACTTGTGAGAAACTCTTTAGTATAGCATATCTTGACTCCATCTGTGGTATTTAATATAAATATTTGTAGTATGCAATAGTTCTTTAGTAAACCATATCCCTGTAGATATCTCTTCAGCTTCTTCGACAAGAAGGACAGTATACCTTTCACAATATACTGTCCCTTTTATTTTACTCAAGCTTACTCCTTAATTCTTTTGCCTTGTTAAGGTACCATCTCTCTTTATCCAAGTCCTGTTCTACAGGATTGTCAGGTTTGGTACCTACTCTCATGCGATATTTGAAAGCAGTCATCTCACACCATGTAGCAGTTGCTTCTATTCCATAGATAGAATGCTGGACTTTTATTTACTTCTTCTCTAGAACGGTTGATTATATCTTCCATATCCTGGATTGATTTAATCCGATATGAATTAGGTATTCTTGTTACTGAAGTACCTAATGAAATTGTACCGCAAGGGTAATCTTTGAATGTGATTGTCTTGTTAAAGGTATTTTGTACTCGGAGCGGGAATCGAACCCGCAAGGTCAATGACCGTCAGAGCTTAAATCTGATGAGTTTACCTATTTCTCCATCCGAGCCTTTACAAAAGGGGAGATTAGGTACTGTTCTTCGCTCATCTCCCAGGGCTATAGCCTTCGACTTTAATTATGAGCTTTTGGTATCTCGTACCAGGTTATTGCCCATTGCTAGCTGGAGGTCGTATCTCCGGTTATGACCCCGCATATAGCCCTTGTACGGAAGACAGGATTCGAACCTGCGACCCCTTGCTCCCAAAGCAAGTACACTAACCGGACTGTGCTACTTCCGTATAAAAATGGGTATCAGTCTATATCCCTACAGTCGGATACCCGGGTTGAATCAGGACTCGTTGTCCACAGCGCAAAGTAAAGATTCATCTTGTGGACCCAGAGGGGCTTGAACCCCCGACCTTCGGATTATGAGTCCGCTGCTCTAACCAACTGAGCTATGGGTCCGAGTGAAGGTAACGGTAACTTTACTACTAATCTCATGGTTACAGAAAAGAACAATCCCCTCCAATTATACCGTTACCTTCTGAGGTTATCTCAATTCGATTTGGATTGAGGTCTTCAGTTTCACCCAGTCTTTTTTATAACTATGCAAACTATCAATAGTATGATATAGATATCCAGGCTTGATTCCCACCTCGCTAGCTACATATTCCATGAGTCTCCATGCCAGGTAAACATCATTACCGAAGTGGGTTACAAAATCAGAAGACCTTTGGTGATAACATATATTGAGTTGCTTTTCTCCTCGGGCATTCTCTCGGATGAGGAAGTCGTAATACATGGAGCACGGTATTCTCTTTTCTCCACCGAGATAGTTTGAATCGCAGTCCTCATCGAAACCGACTTCACCATATATGTTTAATATGGCTTTTCTTGTATCATTGTCATTCCTTAACAATTCTATTACTGCTTCGAGTTTTGAGAATGCCTTACCTTTGTATGACACGGTCTCGTTCATACGTTCTGCATAGGTATAGTCAAAGAACCCACCAACTAAAAACTCTTCCCAAACGTTTTTACGGAGTTCCCATGCTTTACCTGGATTTTCCCTCCTACCGCATACTCTCTCTTCGAATTCTGCCTCTGCCCAATCTTTGGACTTAGTGAATACAAAAAGTGCAGCGGGGTCTTCCATGTGAGTTAAACAGTACTGCTCACAGATGAGTTCCTTTGTAATGAAGTCATCATTGCCTTCTATTACCTTGTTTTGATAGGTACGGGGTTTTACCTCATTACCCATTTCCCATAAGTTTCTTGCCGTCTCTGACATTAACTCATATGGGTTCGAATATATTCTCATTGTTTGTTTTATTTAATATATTTTTTTATAGATTTTCGTAGTTCTTTCAGGTCCTGGATATTCATATTTGGCAATCCTATCCAGTGATAACCGTTAGTAGATATAGATAATTCAATATCTGTAGAAAAGGTAATATCCACCAAGCTTACTTGTATATGGAGACTTCTTTACTTCTATATTCATTGCATTGATATTTGCAATTCAATAGACTTCCCTATATTAGAACGGTAACCAGTCTTCACTCCCAAGAGTACAGTCTTTAGCTAAGGTCTTAGGATATTTGAAAAGCTCGGGTCTTAATACTTTTATTGCTCTTTTATGTACCTTATATTTTATTTTGTCAGGGTCCACCTCAAGCAGATACTTCAACCTGTCATACCAATTACCGTCGTATATACCAAGCTTATCACTCAACTTAAGTAAGTCTTCATGGGCATGGTACATAAGAAGTACAGTATCATCATTGAATATCTGACTGAAATGTATTGATACATGAAACTTCTGCCCATATCCGAATATATATTCTCCCATACGTTGAATAAGGAGTAGGTCACATATCAGCCTTTTAGTAACCTCGGATGCCCTCATGAATACTGTTATCATGGGGTTATCCATACCCGCTTTTTTAGATACAGTCATGGATAATAGGCAATTCTTTCCGTGGGCATGTTTATTATTAAACTGATAGCCTATGTTGAATATCTTTCTATTGTTGATAGCCTCTATAACATCCAGCCTCAGTAATGAAAGACTATTCTCATCAACATAGTTAGCCACTAATGACTTCCACTTTGACATGGTATAATTGAAATGCCTACCAAAATCAAATTCGGGGTCTACCAGAGGTTCTTTAATACTAATGACTAAATCATTTATGTATTGAGCTTTACCAATTCTTTCTATGTCCAAACCAAGCGTATTGAACAGGAATAACCTGTTAAGTCCTTCCCAAGCTTTCATGCTGTTCTTGAACATTAACTGGTTATTCTTTACCTTTACTCTACTCATCTGATTCTACAGTTGATTCATTATCATCCATATCATCTTCGTCTGGTGAGGAGAACGAGATTAGTTTCTTCTTTTTCCTTTCCCCACTTTCTTCAAGCTTTAGCTTAAGTCCGTACTTTTCAGTGAACTTTAAGTATGTCTTCTTTATCATGTTTCGCTTAAGTATAGATGGGCATACTTCTGGTAAAGGAATACCATCCCAATCACCAATCTCTAAAGATGATGCCAACATGGACTTCTGCTTATATCCCAAGTCTTTCCTTAATACTTTGAAAGCTCTGAAACTGTTACCGTATGTTTTATAACCAGCTTCATCACTTGTCATTAGTTTCTTGAGAGACTTACGTATCTTTTTTCTACGAGCTTCATCATCACAGTTCTCTTTCAATAACTCCTTGATATCTTTTCGGTTCTGATACAACAAGATTGTAGTATCATTTGCCCAAGCAGCCTTGATAACTAATTTTAGCGAGAAGTTATCATGACCGTAGATATACTGTCCCATACGACAGAATAGGAGAATATCTATTGGCAATCGTGTAACCACCTCTGATGAGCGAAGTATCACGGTTATCTCGGGATTTTCAATCCCGATCTTACGAGAGAATATACCGCCCACCAAACATCCCTTACCGCTGCCGTGATTATCGGCAAAATGGAAGCCTATGTGATAATTCCTGTTTACGGTCTTATTCTCTTCTAACTTCCTTATCATCAACTTAGCTTGGTCAAGTACATCCAAATCCAAGTAGTTGGTAATTAAACCTGTCCACTTTGTCATGGTGTACCCAAACATCTTACCGAAGTCGAAGTTTGGGTCGAACTTAGCTTCTGCTATCTCTACCATTAAGTCATAAGTGAATAGAGAGTCGGTTAGGTTGTAACCAACTCCCTCACAGAACCACTCGGTCTTCTTGATTAAGAAGTTTTCGAGTATCTTCTCCCAAGCCTCTATTGGGCTCTTAGTTTTTATAAGATTCATACTAATACTTAGATTTTTGGCGGAACAGGTTTATGCGATTTTTCTTGAAGTAAATATAGAACACTTCCCTAGAATCCATTCCTATCCATCCAAGATAACCACAGAAGTATATGAAAGCCTTCACCAACTCAGCCTGATACTTTAACTCCTGAGTCATTACCTGAGATTGTTTCCAAGGTTTGTTCTTCAGGAAATTCCTGGCTATATTAAGGTGGTGAGTTATCTTCCACAATATGTAGGGATATTGAAGAGCATAGTTTTCGTGGTTATACTTATGACCACCTTTCAGTAACTTATAGTTGTACTCAGGGAAAGTTTCAGAGTCTTTCTCTTCATACCACTTCAATAAGTTGGTTGAGTTGCTGTCAAAGATTACCTCTATATCTCTCTCATCCATCAACCACTTCACTCCAAGGGCTTGAGCAGTATATAGGATATCACTCCGTATAGAGTTAAAGTAATCTACCGTACTCCGTTCGCATTTGTTATCCCTTACCCACTTCACCATGTATGCCTCGATATCATAGGGTTGAATGTTAGCATATATCAGCAACTCAACGAAGAAGTGTACTGCATCTGCATTTTCCTCATTGGCATTCTGAAGGTGATTGAGTATCTCCATATACTCTATACAATCACCATGGGTTTGTACCAATTTTGAATGGTTGGCCTCGAATAAGTCCATTACATTTTCGAAGGACTCATAGCCTTCTGATAACTCCTCTATAACCCTTGCAGTAAAGTCCTTTAACAGGGTTTGAGAAGCCTTTGTATTGATGTCTACCGGATACTGTGGTAGCCCCTCTATGCCTATATACCCAGACAAGAGGTTCTTTTGCATTTGATATATCTCTTCTAGATACTTGTGTTCGGGAATAATTCCCGGTTCTTCCTTTATATCACGTGAATCCAAAGCGGGTATTTTTTAGATTAAACATTGGTTAATTGTCCTTCGTATAGTTTCTTCGCATACATTAGGAAAGTACTTGTTACGTATTTCTCTAGCACTTATTCCTTTTACATGTAACTCTTTTATCTTTACCCTATCCTCAGGTTTTAATTTAGCGTTGGGATTTTTACTTATACTACCGTTATGTAACTTACCATACCTATATAACTTTCCCTCTTTAGTAATGTGATAACCTGGGGATCCCCTTATATTATCATCCAGGGTTTTTACTTATTATCGTGAGCACCGAATCCCTTATCCCCGCGAGTTCCCCAATTCTTTGCTTTCTCGTCATACTCTTCATTGGTAATCTCTACCGGGTTTGAAAGTATAATTGGTACATGTATAAACTGCATTATCTTCTTGTTTTGGTTCAGAGGAATCCAAACCTCTTCTGGGGAACCGTTGTGAATACCGATGTGCATTTCACCAGTATATGGACTATCCACTATCTCGGCAGTGAATGATAAACCCTCTTTGGTTGCAATCCCGGATTTATTTGCTGCCATGAGCATGGACTCTTTTGGATTGATAAGTACCTTTATACCAGAAGGAATGAGAAGTCTTCCACCTGGTTTAATTACTACATGTACATCTTCAGTACCAAGTCCTTTCAGTTTGAGGCAACCTTTACCAAGCATCCTCCGATTGATACCGGAAAAGTCATTTTCACCTTTCTCTCCAACCTTAAGAATATCTTGGTCAGATAACTGAGGGATGTAGAAATCCAATCCGGCATCCCCGTCATTTGCTCGGTTAGGGGATTTAACCTCTCGAATCTTTGTAAACTCTAATTGAACCATGTTATTTACTGTTAAATTTACGATATAAATCTCTTGCTTCCTTACGGGTTAACTCGAACTTACTCTGAAGCTTATCGAGTATTTCCTTCTTACCGAGTTTTTCCCTTACCAGTTTACGATAATACTTTTTACAACCTTCCATATCTATGAGAGGTTCCAAATCCTTGAACTGGGTTTCTGCTTCCAGCTCTTTACGAGTCTTACCCATAAGAGCTGTGAACTTAGTGCAACAGAGTTCTGAATCCCCGCACATCTTACATTCCTTGGTTGAAAGGTCGTAATGCTTACCGAAGCAAGGGTCATTACCTGAACCTAATTTGGTGATGTCTATAGGTTCAAGAATATCCCCAGTCTCTAACTCCTCTCTTACTTCCTTAAGTTTGTCTTTCTTTTTCTTCGCCATATATTCGATAGTTTGATATCAAGTGATAGTTAATATGTATTTCAGTGTCATTGATGTAGAATAGTATATGCACTAACTTTCTGGTTCACCATTATACGTGCGTGCGCATTTAAAGCTTTAGCTTAAGTTAATACTTACTAAGTAAGTTAAGTATAAGTTTATATAGCTTTAGCTATATAAACCTCTATTAGTATTTAGTATACTAAATACTAATAGAGTTATAAGTGTATGTATATACGTGCGCATATATACGTGCGCATATACGCGTATTACCCTTCCACTTTGATTACCTTTAATTTTTCTTTCTGATAATACATTCGTCTATGGTTACCATGTCTCTTTAGATAATTACCCGGGAATTGAAGGTCGTCCAAATAAGCTTTCTTTTTGTTCATGTGAGTTCTTGCAAGACGTCCCAATATCTGTATGGATTTTTCATTAGAATCCATTGATGCAGTATTCTGCAGATATTTTAATTCAGGGAAGTTTTGACCTCTAGAAATAATCGTAGTAGCTATTAGTATATCGATTTTACCTTCTCTAAAAGCTTGTAGAATTTCATCACGCCCTTTGGTATTATGATGTACATATTGTATATTGTATTGATTCCCGAGATGTTTAGCATAATACCGATAAAGATTTTCACAATGACCTATAAACTTACATACTACCAAAGCGGGTAATCTCTTTCTACCAATGTTATACTTGGTACGGTCAAGGGATAGTTTCCAAGCTTTAACATTATCTGATATCACTTCCTTGTATTCTGTTGGGTAATCCACATCTTTAGAGTACTTAAAGGGAGCATATACCAACTTGCAAGTAATAGGGGTAGAATACCCTTTCTCTATCATATCACTTAATTTTATCTGGTTAACCTTATCACCAATAAATGACATGATATTCAGGTTATGTATTAACTTCTTCTTCTGATTACTCATGTAGATGGTACCACTCAAACCTACTCGTATTCTAGAGTTATACAGATGTTGTATTACTGTTTTATATGTTTTATTATCTATCACGTCAGCCTCATCTATAAGTACCATATCTATTTCTGATAAGAATTTTTGGTACCTGCTTATATTTGAGGCAAGAGACTGTACCATGCACACATTAAAGTTACCCCAGTCATTGCACTTACTTCCCTGTATGAATGCAACCTTTTCACCGGGTAACAGTTCTGGAATCTCTTTTTTGAACTGCTTAAATAAGTCTGCACTGTTCAACAACAATACAGTTTTCAATTTCCTCTTGAATGCTTGATGCAATCCACAGAACACCAAAGTCTTTCCGAAATTAACTGCCAAATCAGATGCACAGATAAGAAAAGGAGTATCTCCAACTCGATTATTTAGAATCTTTTCTAGAGCTTCTTTTTGTACTTCCCGTAATTCTTTATCTCCAAGTATTGTTGGAATTACTGGTTTAATTCCTAACGGGAGTCTATTATCTATAATTTTTACCTTTTGACCCATCTTGAGGCATTCATTATAAACCTTATTCAAAAGGCCTATCTTGAATTGCCCATAATCCGAGATATACTTTACATACCCATCCCAATTCTTTGCCCTGCTATACATCATTATATGCCAAGCATCCGGATGCTTAATCCGGAACATCTCATATAATTTATTTGTGAACTTAGCTGGGCCAGAAATTTCACAAACATTACAGTTCTTTATGGTGATAGTTATCATGAGTGTAGAGTTAATATGAAGAGATAGGCAAGGAATAAAATCCCAATTACAATAATACCTGACGGAATAACATAGAAAGCTATAGCTTCCACATCAATCTTCTTTTTCATAACCTTATTTCTTAAAATCATCCCAGTTGGTGTTATCAACTTTGGGACGTGATACAATATTGAACTTGGCCATATAATTTATTACCCTTTGACGAGCCTTATCATTTGATAGGTCCTCTATCTTAGGTATACCCTTACAGAACTCGAGTGCATAAAACTGGGCCTGTACAAATGTTTCATAGTCAATACCAATCTCATCTGCAAGATTCCTTGCTCTTACAAACCATACGTACTCTTGAGGATTCTTGTCATAGGTGTTATTGATACCTACTCTATCGAGAATCTCTTTAGTATAATGTTCATATACTTCCCGAGTGAATTTGGGATATTTATCTTCCTTCACTTCCTTTTCAGCCTCATATACATCCATAATCCAATTCACTCTCTGATGTAACCAATTAGCACAGAAGTTATAGTTCACCCTCTTTGCCTGAGACATTAGCTTAATACCAGTAGTTACAAACTCTATATATCCCTGACGAGGTTCGAATCCAAACTTTTGACAGAATTCATTTACAACAGGTACCAATTCTTTAACTGATGCCCATTGCACATCAGTTTGCTTTATCTTGGTTACTCCTATATGTTTGAGCTGAACTCTAGTGGAATAGATGATATCTGCTAATAAGTTTGCATCCCCTATACTTCCAGAAGCTCTACGAATAGCCTGGGTTTGTACCTTTTTATTCTCCCCTACCACTGAACGATGGTCTAATGAGGATTGCCTTGCCTTATAGAAGAATTCATCGATGAGCTTATCACCAAGAGACCTGCCCATCACTTCTTTGAATATCCGTGAAAAGGTAGCCCTTGATATATGTATAGAAGGTTCTCTTTTTGCCATCACAATTTCAATTCTGATTTTATAGTTAAAAGTTCTTGATAAGTCTGATATGTCGTCTTTCGTACATATTCTAAAGTCCTACGCTTACCCAAAGAATTGACATCTTCATTATCTGGTAGGAATACCACCTTTACCTTTTTGAAAGGCACTAATTTGAATGCCAAGTCCAAGGACTTATCTTTAGCATCAGGGTCAATCAATATGATAAATTTCTCAACTGGACTTTTAATTAAGCGATTTACTTGATATCTTGATACTGCTTTACCTCCGGTTGCAATCCCATTCTCTCCCAGGGTTTCTGCATTGATTGCACCCTCACAAATAAAAACGGTTCGGTATATTTCTAGAGCATCTGCATTATATATAATAAAACTCTTTCCCAAACCAGTTATATCTACTTCTGGGTTGTTATATTTAGGACCAGCGCCCATATATAATCGGGCATTGAAGTAAGTTAATTGCCCATGCTCCGTGAATGGTATAATGATATATCCGAGATACTTTCCAGTATTACAGTATCCCCATCCCTTACGAGCTAACTCCTCTATATTAAACCCACGTTTCTTAAGGTAGTTCCTGGCTGACCTTGCTAATAGAGAGGTGCCCATGGATATATTCTTAAAGCCATCGGGAAGAAAGAACTCCTTCTTACCTTTTAACTCAACCTTCTCTTCCTTGAAAACATATCCAGAATAATCACCTGATTCAAGTATAGATAGTATTTCATGAAAACTATCCGTATTCTCCAGATACATTACCAGGCTTATTGGAGAAGGATGCTCACCACACTTAAAGCAATTACACCTATTATTTGAAAGGTTGATACCGAACTTCTTCTCTCCGCCACAATACGGGCAGTCTGACTTCATCCAGCCTTTACGGTAATCAAATGCTCCAATCTTCTTAATGAAGTACTGGTGCATCTTACTTTTGATATTGCTATTGAGTTTCATATCATCAACGAAAATACCCGACCATGTAAACCATAGCCGGGTAGTTGTTATCTAACTGGTAGTCTTTTACATAATTCCGAAACCAAGTGATGAATTATGTAACCTCTTCTTATCTTTACCAACTCTTCCTCGGCTTCTTCCAGCCTTAAGAAAGTGTTCTTAAAAGGTACGCAACAGTCGGACCTATAACCCAAAGACCTATCGTGAAAGTCTTTGCCGTTAGGGGTAACCTTTTCCCAAGTTACTGAGGCAAGCTGAGAGTTGATAGGTGCCCAATCTCTAAAGAAATACCCTAATGGAGCATCCTCAGATGGACATACTATCTCGTACCTTTTCCCAGGTTGTCTTCTGATACAGATTTCCTTTGAAGCTCTCCTCTGAAATATTTTTAATAATCGGATGTCCATAATTACATGTGTTCAGTGGCGTGAAACTTTCCTACATGTAATACCGAATTGCATTGAGGACATCTAACACTTTCTTCTCCATCATGTCCTGGACCATAGCTTAAGTCTAAAAATATTTCCTCCTTATTGAAGGCTATTACCTTTTTACACTTGTTACAAGATGTAACGCCTTCTCCAAACTTAGCTAAATCCATAGAATCGATAACTCGTGCCATACAATTTTAATTATTAAGGTTTATCTAAATATCTCCTGAGGTTTTACTTCTCTTTTCGGGGTCTGCATTGGGATTGCTTACCCTTTTCCTTTTCTTAAGTAAGTCATCTACCTGTTTACCTATGGACTCATCATACTTTGCCCGAGCTTCTTTTGAGAACTCTTTCATACGTTGTCTTTCTGGGTCCATATTAAACATTACCCTACCACTTGGAACTCCATCCCTCTGAACTACAACTTCCATTCTCATAATGTTATGTTCCTCTTCATCTTGAGTAGAGTTTAATCCCATGACACATTTTGCATTCCTTATGATAGATATAGCAGATGCGATATCATTATCCTCGTACTTGGTTTCTTGATGCTTAGCACCTTCTCTGGTAACGTGTTGGGCAGTCCATACCGCATCAAGCCCTAACTCATCACCCATATTATCTATATCTATATATACATTGTTGATACGTTCCACATCATCTCTATCTCTGGCTATAGAGGCTAACTTTGCAGCATAGTCAATCATGATGACATGTACCTTGATACCTTTCTCAGTTTCCAATTTCCTAACCAAGTTCATAATGGTATTACAATCAGCAATGGTTGCAGGTACACGTTCGACTATAAACTCTACACCTAAACGTTTATATTTACGCATGTGCCTTTGCTCCATCTTATCGTAATCACCAGTTAACATCTCTCTCTTAGTTTTGTTAAGAGTAGACTGAATCATACGGTCCATTAACTGATTCTTACCGTTCTCGGTATCAATGTAAAGAACATTCTTTTTCATTGCCAGATAACCTCTTGCAATATTGATGAGAGCAAATGTCTTTCTCCGTTTAGGTCGGTCAATTAAAACGAATAGAGAATTCTTAGGATAGCCATCTCCATTACCCAATCCATTTAATTGCCAGAAAGGAGTAGGTACTACATCCGGGTCAACTTTTCTCATAAGCTGACGCATTGCAGTTCCACTAACCATAAGTAATGGTTCATCTTTTTTCTGGGGCTTTGAACTTTGGAGTATTTTGGTTAACTTAGCTTGATAAGTTTCGTATGAATTGTAATCAGAGAAGTCCATACTCTCGTTCAAAGCCTTCAATTCGATATAAGCAATGAACTTATGAATGTTCTCTAATACGATATCTACGTCCTTCAAAGGCTTATTATAAAGCTCGGATATTAACTTATGAATATTGGGGATGTCGTCCTTGGTAACCAAGTCTACATAATCCCTACCTTCCAATAAAGTTTTTACCTGCTCTACCATTAAAACCTCACTTGGGATTCGTTGATATTTCTTTACGAACTTTACCAAGGCTTCTACCACTATCGAGTGTTCAATCAAAGTAAAGTACCCAGGTTTTATCTTTTGAACATACAAGAGAGATTCCTTCCCTTGTATTAAAAACCTGAGTACTTCCAATTGAAACTCAATAGAGAATGTGAACTTGTTACAGGAGTTTAACCTTTTCTTTACCCTATTTTGTTTCATATATTATATAATATTCATAAGTGTATAACCAATAGTATCTGCTAGATAATATAGTTCCCTGAGCTCATCTTTGAACTAACTTGAACACAGACGGTGAAATATTTTGATAAAAATTCATACAAGTGGTTACTTATTATATTATATTTGCATTGTTAAATAACTTTACTACTATGAAAGGCAACAACGGAAGTGAACTACACAGATTAACAGAATTAAAACCCTATGATGAGGATTTGTTTAATAGGTTGTATAAAACCTGCAAACCTTTAATCCGTAGGCTGACAAGGGGAGTGGATTCCAGAAGATTCAATCTTACTCCCGATGTAATTGACTCTTTTTTCTGGGATAAGTTCTTGTATGTATTTAATAAATACCAAGACAAATATGATGAAGAGAGGTTAAAGGCAACTCTCTTATCTTCCTTGCAAACTTATAAAAGTAAGTTGCTTCGGAATGCTTATACCAAACAGGCTGAGTTCAATCAAGAGTTGACTTCTTTCGAAGTTCTATTCGATAATAATAAAGAGTTATTGGATGATTCCGAAGAGACTCGAATTAAAGAAGAGCAATCTCAAAGATTCCATAAGTATATGAAAGAGCATCTTACTCCGGATGAATACCTGGTGATGCAAATACAATTAGAACCTCCCAAATGGTTTGAGGCTCGTATCAAGGATTCCCACGGTAAGTTATCTATCCTTCACTTGATTGATTACTTTGAGTTGCCCCGGGATAAGTTTGCAGTCAACATGTTCTCTCAAATGCGAAAGACTATACAGAAGACCTTAGAACAAGCTGCCATAGACCTTAAACAATGAAAAAGGCCAGAGCAAGGTTCTCTCTAACCTCACTCCAGCCCCACTTAACCAACTCAACTGGGTTCAGTTTAATAATTCGATTTGAAAGGATTGTTAATACATGCCAAAAGTAGGTGCGCATCATTGGTAAGAGTATCCTTTCCAACATCGCCCACTACAAAGGTAAGTTGTACTTTATAAGCCCTTAAATCACTGCTAGAAGTACCATTGTTTCCGGATACCGTTACCCTGAACGATTCCATACCAAGTTTAGTAAAGAGGTTTGGATAGATTTCAATGTAGTAAGCTGTATCACCATACTTCTGCATATATGGCCCATATCCATAAGTACCCGAGGAATACTTTCTAGCTATTTGAGTTAAGATAGGACCCCACCTTGAATCTTTAGCAGTTAACAGGTCGGTCACGTTCACAGCCACATCTTTAAAGGACGGACAGCTGGGTGCCATAATCTCGGTTAAGTCAAATACTGCCACTCCCCTATGGTAATGAGCATCTACCGTTAACCTTGACTGAGTATCACCGCTTCCTGAGGTAGTTTGCTCTACGCTGGTATCTAAACCAGTATTACTTTTCTCGAAGGTATACCTAAACAATCCGAGTATGGCCCTTGTAAGACCATCTACCTTTTCATTGTTGAGAAGGCTGTAGGCATGTCCCGGGAGTACTGAAGCAGTTACATCTGAAGAATTTATTTCGAATACTGCCACCAAAGTAACATTATTCGGTAAACTCATACTTGACTTATCGAAGGAACCATCCCAAAGTTCTGCTCCATTAGCCACATGGGGATATCCCCTCTTTATACCCCATTGGGTTGAAGGAAGAGAAGCGTGGGTTAATACAGATACCGTAGTATATATACATATACAAGGACTATCTTCTCTCCAATTATATCCTATCTCTTTGCTTACTGGAGCTGAGGGCTTAGCCAATACACACCCGTTGATAACCAACTTGCTAAAAGTATATATGTCGTATCCATCTCCCTGACTAATGGAGTACTCTATCTCTATACCCTTACCCTGACTGTTCATCTGAGTGTTTAAGTATCGAGTTAGGACACTTACATCAGTAGGAAATGTACTTTCTTCCAAAGCCTTAACTCGACTCTTCAAGTCGAGTAGGTCCAGAGGATTGAGTCCGTATGGTTTTACAGGGAACTGACCGTTATAGGGTACTAAGCAAAGAGTGTAGTTCAGCGATGCCATAATATCCTTATACCTAAGGCTTACTCCATCACTGTCCCATTTGGGTCTCCAACCTACCAAGTATATTCCTATGAGAGTGTCTGTATCTTTATTGAAAGGTATGTTAGAGTCTTCTAACAGACTTAACATTTTTTCATACCCCCAAGAAAGTATTTCCTCCAACCCAGATGCATCATCGAAAGTTATCCACCCACATCCAAAATTGGATATGCTCGGTGGATTCTCACTACCATCTTGACGATAAGTATGGGACGCTTTTACTGCAAAAGCTACCAACTTCTGAGGATTAGTTAAGCTTGGCCAACCCCCATCAGGTCTTACACCTGTGAAAGTAAGAGTGTCAGGGGCTATATGACATAAGCCGTCTGGAGTAGTATAGGCATTGAATACCTGGCCGGCAGTGTTATCCTTGTTAGAAAGAAATACTCTCCTGGCTTTGCCTAAGATATTGTCTATCCCCGAAGGCATAGTACCAGACCTTTTGAAGATACTGGTTATGGTTATGTTCTGTTGGGTAGTATCTACCCAGTCGAAGCCACAAATAGGTCCTGTACCACCCATTATAGCAAGAGGTTCCATAACCTCTTTAGACTCTATCAAGTCACCGTACACCTGATAGAACCTTGGTTGTACTACACCATTTACAACTTCGGTTTCATTCTTCTGTGCCATGGCTTACAACTTTAATTTGTCGAGATTTTCATCGATGAAGATGAGGGCTTTGGTGAGAGATTCTACCAATTTCCGGTTTACAATCTCATCTTCGAGTAATGCCACATCATCTGGATTATCCTGGAATAACCACTCGAGAAGTACTCCCCAATAGTTATTACCCATGAGAACAGTGAAGTTAGCTTCCTTGTCAGGATCTCCATCAGATGGGTCTATCCTATGCTTATAACCGTCGATGATTGGGAAGTCTTCCTGTAACTGTTCGAATATTACTGTGGCAAATAAATCCGAACGAGTTTGGCCTTTAGTGGTATATATTTCAAAACCCCTTGCAGTGCACCACTCATTCCCCATGCCTGCGGCATTGTTATGGAGTGAAATCAGAAACTTTGCACCCCCTCGGGGAGTATCTAATTTGTTTGCAATTTCTTTTCTTCTAGACAGCCCGATTTCGGTGTCCCCGGTATTAGTGAAAGCTACCTCGAATCCCTCTTGCTCGAGACGCTTTGCCAAAGCTTTTCCCACTTTACGACTCCAGAGATATTCTTTATGTCTACCGTCTGGAGATTGTTTTCCTGCTACATCAGACCCATGAGCAAAGTCGATAATAGGCAATAATCTTCGTGCCATAGTTATAATTTTTTAAGGTACATTAGTTTTAATCCGTTGAGATACATACTTACAGATTGGTCCATGTTTGAAATGGAGAACTGGTCCTCAGGTATGTATATCTGTTCTATTACCAAATCTTTTATTGCCTCGCTATACTGAGGCTCAAAGATATTTGAGATAGATTTACCATTACAAGTGAAGTTGGAGAATAGTCCGCATAGCTCAGAATATTCATTGTTTACTAAGCTTTCCACTTTCTTTATTGTAGACTCCTTGTTGTCTATATGGTTCTCGAGTCTTATTCGTAGTATGGCATATTTTAATATGTGACTCAAACAGTTAAACTCACTGCGAATCAGTATTTGAGCCTCGGTTATACCCACCGTAGAATCAGCGGACCCGTTGAAGAACTCCTCTACCTGTTGTGAAGATTCAGATACTATAGATATCTTCTTGTTTAGGTTCCAGATAGTGTATATAAACATCATTACCATTACAAGGACCAATACCATGAAGATACCGAAGATTACTTTTAGAGCTCCGTAGTTGGAGGCTGCTTCAGCTAACTCAATGGAAGATTTAGTTAGCGACTGAACTGCATTGTCCAACTTAGAGTCTTCTTGAGCAGTTGAGAATAGAAATGAGATTAGAGGCATACTAAGCATATGCAATATAGATTACTACTGAGGTTTGTTCGAATACTACTGAACTATCTTTTGGTTCGAAATACTTTACATTTACTGGAAGGTATTTGTTGACAATGTTTACCAAAGTCTCTCGTACCTTATCACTGTAATCAGAGGGATGTTCTGATTCTATTTGTTCCTTTGCAGCCTGAATCTCTTCCTCAGTTGCATCTGGGTTCATTAGCTTCCACTCTTCCAGGAGTTGTTCCTGAATCTCTTTGTCCCTCTTTAACATAAAGTCCCATTGACCCTTTGGTATACCAATAGTGAGAATCATTGGTACGCATTCCCAGCAATCTGTCTCGGTATCGTATGTAGCTGATAGAGTATCGAAGTGAGAGATAGTGTCATAGTTTACAGAACCATCTCTTATTGCCTGGGCAACAGCTTGTTTTGTTCCTTCATCTACTTCGGTGAGAGTAAAGGTTACTCCATAAAATCGGCCTAATATTTCATAAAACCCTCGAGTACCTCGTATCTTATATAAAGATATGGCGTATCTTAGAACTAATCGGAAATCAGCGGTAGGAAAACCCCTGTCCTCTTTTACCCAATTCTCTAGATTCTCCTCTGTATAGGGTTCTCCCTTAGTAAGTAAGCCATAGGCATATGGGATGAACCCAAAGTATTCCCAAAGATAATTCAGGAATATCGGATTGGCTTTATCCACATCCAGACATTCCATGAAATTATCTATATCGGGCATTACTTCAGTATCGAAATAACCTGAACATACATCTATGAACCTTTCGAATATACCCTTGCCTTCTGAATCCTGATAAGTATCATTGGCTTTATAGTAATGGTCGAATAGGTTACTGAAGATGTAATCCCTGAAGAACCTCTTAGCTGGATTAAACCACTTCATTGATTGTAAGAGTTATGTTATCCGAACTGATAGTTGGGATATTGTAATTATGAGGGATAAGGTCTACCAGCTTTCCTCCACTACCCATTGGTTGTGTAGTTAGTTGATATACGGTCCCATTTTCATAGTTTGCATTCTCAACCGGTAAGTTGAGGGTTAAGCTGAATTTCGACTTGGTCAGGGATACCTCAATAGGTTTACCATACTGGCCAGTGTACAAAGCATTTCCTGAAAGGTCCTTGTTAGCATATATCCGATAGAAAGCATTACCATCCTCGATTACTGTTTTAATGTAACAGTTCTCATAATCTGTTTCAGGAGTTGCTGTAGCAAATGACAGCATCTTGAAATAGGTTATGTTTAGAGCGGGTACCGATACTATCTCCTCTGTATTTGGTGAGTTGATATTTATAGCTATCGGATAAGGCAGTAAGTACAACTCAGTTATAGTTAGGAAGTCAACCAGGGGTTGATTATCCATAAGAGCATACAGGTCAGACTGTCTTACTGGTTTGTTGATATCAGAGTTCTGATAGTTATAGGCATCCAGTAAAGCTTTCTTCACTTGATTGCTTATATCTATTGACTTGAAAGACTTCTGGCCGGTTATAGTTGCTGACAGATATATCCTGGCAGCATGTGTAGAATATACACTTACTCGGGTAGTAAGTACCTTTGAAGATTCCATCCTCTGCTTTACATTGTTGATAAGCTCAGTGCTTGCTTCGGAACCTCCATCTGGGGTAATGTATATCTCTACATATTTACCACAAATGTAGTTACAGTAGGCTTTATCCACACCGTCGATAAGCATAGCTATTGCCTCGTAATCTTCTTTGGTAATTGCCACTCCGAGAGTTTTGATACTGAGTGGGATATGCTCTTTCAACGTATCGAAGTCCTCATAATCTGAGCCTCCGGTTGCAGCTATAGTGTTTGTCAAAGTAAGTCCAGAAGTTACATCAGTCATCACTTCTGGCACTTTATCGAATTGGTTAGCCGGAATATTACCATTAGAACCGTAAGTCAGGTAGTACTGACCCTTGATTTGAGAACCTATGGTGGGCTTCCTACCAAACTGACCATCCCCGAATACCAGATAAGGTTTCAGAGTGCTGTCAAGCTCTACCTTGTATACCTTATCACCAGGACCTGAATAAGCCAAGGTATCTACCAGAGTCCAAGCCTCTCCACCTATGGTAAGTACCATAGAACCTTCTACATACTTCTTATCCGTAGGCAAATCACCCAGAGTGATGATAATATCATGAGAAGTGTATGTACCGAATTCTACTTCGGCAACTGCCTCCTTTTGAGCTACCGGAATTTTATAAGTGTAGGTCCCTTTCTCTATAGTTACATTCCTGGTAGTTATCCATTGTTTACCGTCCTTTGAATTAAAAACGGTATTCTGGGGAACAGATATATCTACCGGGAAAGGGCTACCGTCTTGCATGTATACCGTTAAATCTACAGAAGATGGTATAGCTGATTTGATATGGTAGTCTACCAGCTTTGCATGTTTATACAAAGATGAGTACCTTCTACAGGTTGGAAGGAATGCTTCCCTTGCCATACCATCAATGTAGTAATGTATCACCTCTGCAATACCTGCAAAGATTGAGAGTGTAAGGATAAATATATTACCCTCACTCATATCAGTAATCTCTGGAACCCTTTCATTCAGAGATTGAATTAGTTTGGCTTTTATGTCATTGTATGACCTCTGAAAGGGAGTAAGCCAAGGGTTGCTAGTAGACATTTGTTGTTGAGTTATTTAAGTTATATTGAAAGTTCAGCTCTTCTACCTTCTGAGAGTTCTGTATCTTGAAATATATCAAGAGTCGTATGGACTCTTTAGTGGGTTTCAGAGCAAATACCTTAAGAGCAGTTATTCGAGGTTCCCAAGCTGCTATGCCATCCTTTACAAAGTTCTTAATCATCAGATTAAGGGCACTTGTGTTAGGCTCTTCAAGGCATTCCCAAGTTCGAGAACCAAAATCTTCTTGTCGGAATCTTTGACCGATTTGATAGGTGAGTATTGCGGTTAGATTCTGCTTTATCAAAGCTACATCCCCCTGCAATATATACCACCCAATTTTAGGTACTGTCCTTCCATCAGGCAACTGTACTGTTTCTGGTTTACCATCACTCCCAATAGCCTGAGTTAGCTTTACCGGGAAATAAGCACCACTACCAATTGTGTTGAGTTGATTATAGTTTGCCATTAGTTAGGTTGTTTAATTGTTTCACTCTCGATATCCTCCACCTTGGTTTCAATTAGTTGACTTCCAAACCAGGATGAAGCAGAGGCTTTTAGAGAAGCACCTCCATCCTGAGGCTTTGGAGTCCAGGATGAGAATACCTGTTTAAGGTTATTGATGTCTTTCTCTATAGTGTTTATCCTTTCTACTACTGAAGTGGATTCGGGAATACCAACTTCCCCGCTCTGCATTATAATTTGCTCCGCATCGACGTTTATGTTGCCCTCTAGAGCTTTAACCACAATATCCTGTTGGATTATTGCAGTTAATACTCCCGTTTCACTTTCATCCAGTATAATCTTATTACCTTTGGGGGTTATAAACCCAAGTACATGAGGCTTGTTAAGTTCTTCTGGCATTTCACCTATTGCCCAACCATGATAAGACCAAAGTGGGTGTCTTGGGTCTCCATTCTCGAATTCTACATATACTATAGAACCCTCTCTTGGAGATAACCACTTAAACCCTGAACCAGGTCCACCTTGCTGGTGTTTTGGATATGCCCATACCTCCACTCCCCTCAAAATACTGGGCAGATATATACATACCTTATTCTGAGAGTCCGGGTCATCATTGGTTATAACAACCCCTCTATATGTAGAGTAGAACCTACCGATTGCCTCTATACCTCTCTGCTGAATTAGTTCGTATAAGGTCATTGTTCTTTAGGACTTATGTTTCTACCTACTTGAAAGTCAGTGTTTGCCTCAAAGATTTGGTAGTCAGCTGGGTTATCGGCATCCTGTTGAACCACAATCTGACGACCAGCTCTTCTGGGATTTTCTTTCTCACCCTTCTTCCAGGATGACTCTCTGTATTTCTCCACCTCAGCTTTGATTTGACTCGGTATCTTCCAAGCATCTGTAGTGTAAGATTCCTCTGCCACATCATGGGCTTTCTGGAATACCCCCTGCATATTGACAGAAGTAGATATCTTGTTCAGTATAGAGTTTCGAGATTTCTTTTCGAAAGTAACCTCGGTAAAATACCCGCTAGTATCGAAGCTATGGTCTACCTCCTTAGCATACCAATCTCCAGAATACCTTTGACCTACATTCTTAATTTCGATAATCTGAGAAGATTTCATGTTGGGGTTACCAACAAACTTAGCCTTAGATTTAATCTGACTGTTTACTGACTCAATGATATCATTGGCCATGAAGTCACCAAGAGTTGCAAACAAAGGATCTGATACTACTCGTACACCTGGTACTTGTATCTCAACCACCATTTCAGCAAGCACTTTATCACCGGGAGTACCGTAGTTGTTACCTGGACTGTACTTACCGTTAGCTGGGTATATGATGGTTATATCACTTCTTTCCTCCAATGCTCGGAATCCCATTTTCCAGAAAGCTTTGTTACCACCATACAGGTATTTGTATTTCTCGGGCACATAGTCATGAGGATTGAGTAATACTCTTACCTTCCTCTTGATTACAAAGTCAGATACCTCATCTGGAGGTTGGGGAATTCCTACATTGGTTTTACCCGAACGTAGGGCATCTGCATATTCCTTTAACCCATCCAGATACTTCTTCCACTCTGACTCAAGCTGAGAGTTGTATGCTTTTACCTCCTCTTTAGTTAAAGATGGATTTGAAGCTATCTTCTGCTGAGCATCAGTAAGGGATTCATATACCGGGGGTTTTGGAGTAGTACTCCTTATCTCCCTACATACCGATGTACGGGGTACTACAGACCTTTCAACTTTTGCCATACGAGTTACATCCCTTTGGAACCTTAGAAGGTCAGGTTTGTTCTCTCTTACATAAGCATCTGGCTTACAAGGGTCATCATTCGTAGGTACACATTGTACTACGTCTGTTTCAATAGTTTTAGTATCAGGGTCAACACTTGAGGCTTTACCAGCTTCTATACTTTGAACGTATTTAGTTTGAACCCTGAACTCAAGCAATTCTCCGGTTCCACCTGCATAGGTATATACAAATACAGCTTTACCGGATTGCTTACCATTATGTATCTCTACTTGGTTATCACGAGTGTCCACAAAGTTAGGACCACCAGACATGGCTTTAGCTATGCCCACTAACTGAGAGTATTTGTTTAAGAAGGTTGCCGAACCCACAATTGCAGTACCCTCTGCGAATGTAGCCGGTATCGTTCTCAACTTATATCTATCTGGGTCATGTGCTGGTTTAGATAAGTTCTCCGGGGATAGCTTAAGTATGTTTACCCCTACCAACCCATCATCCAATTTCTCGGAGCTTTGTATTTTCATATAGCAAGGTAAGCAAGGCTTACTTTTCTCGTTGCTCTGTTTTGCCATCACAAGGTTGATTATCGGTTATCACCAAAGCCGTACCAGCTTTCTCTGCATAGTCAGTCACTATTAACGGCATCTTACCGAGTGCTAACTCCTTAAAGACATCCAGATATTCAGTTTTATTGCCCACAAACTTAGAAGGCTCAGCTTCCAAGAACATTTTTGCATCTGCAAACTCTATGGTAAACTTTACCCCCTCAGGAGTGAATTCTATTTGATGACTCTTTACATTCACTAATCTTACAGGACCAGATTTGAAAGAGCTATCGCTGAATATCCATCCCCACTGTATCTTCAAAGGCATCTTGAATTGTAGAGAGGGATGGTCTACAATCCCTACAAAGTCAGTTACTATAGTAAACTTACCTTTGTCACCTTTACCTTCAGTATATTTGTAGTTAAAGTTCTCGACTTCCATACCGATGGGCAGACCATTGAATTCATCCATAATAGGAGAACCTGCCCCATCGAATATAGCCAGGTATGGTGTACCATTACCGTTTACGAGAATGGGTTTACTATCCTCCATAATTAGGAATGATTAACTCCATATCAGCATGAAGGTCTTCAAAAGGATTTAGTATATCATTGGCATCTGCAATGAATCCCCACATCCCAGAATCTCCATAATACTTGAAAGCAATGTTCTGTATGGTTTCTCCTTCCAGTACCGAATGGATTATATGGTCAGAAGATATGGATGAGATATTTCTTTCCAGGGATATATCCCCATCAGGAAACTTTATTACATAACTGTCCTCATAGGGACTTGTTCCAGGAATAGTTACCATAATAATTTAATTTTGTGTGCCTATTCTATCGGTATCGGAATTTTCTAGAGAATCTACCTCCCCACCATCTATAATTACTCCAGGAGTATATTGCAACTTACTAGCAGGGATGATTTCCTCCCAGGTTCGGTTGTTCTTAGTTACCCTTTTGAAAGTGAGGGTTTGAGTTGCACAGTTAGGCAATAGCTTAAGATTATAAGGTTGGCTAACCGTATTAGTTATCCTCTGGCCGGTATCTGGGTCATTATCGTACCTCCTCATCATACGAGAAGCATTCTGGAAGTGAGTCAGCTCATAAGGAGCTGCAGCCAGTATGAAGAGGTCATCTTCGAATAACCCCGAATTACCCCACTGGATACGTAATGTAGGAGGTGATGCTGAATACCCATCGGCTCTTGCCCATGATTCCAAGAGTCGGCATTTATTAACCACATCATCTCTGTGGTCCGCATCTACTGAATACCAAGAGATATCAAAAGTTATAGTGTCTTCTCCCCCCGTGTAGAAGTAGAAAGGATTGTTACGACCCATGGATTTAACTGCTGCCCAAGTTGCAGCAGGCTCTACCTTCAATCTGTCAGGACGATTTTGAATTACTAAACTGATTGCAGGTGATACATTCAGATTAGCAATTACAATATCGTTCTTAATGAGTTCCGAAGTAAACTTGTTGGCTATGGTATAATCTACAGACTTAGCCTTAAGTACTTCATCGGGGTTAATACCTGCTGTCTTTGCAGCAATTATGTTTTGATACCATTCGCTTTGAGTTTGAGCTAATGAATAAGAACCTTCCAGGGCTACATGTGCATTTTGAGCATCATATACTTTTCCAAGTTTATTTGGTTCTGCCTTAGCCATTGGAGAAGTAGCCCTGTTAATGAGTATCAGGGCTCTCCATACCTTATTAAGGGGAGATTGGAATATTCTCCCCTGCTCAAGTTCTGTTATTTCTTGAGCTACCTTTCCAACAGGCTTTCCTATGAGTGATGCCATAATTGTTTAGTTTACTCCAGCTGCTACATTTATTTCTGCATCCCTATCTCCGAGATACTCCTCAAGGAACTTCTTACCATCCATATTGATAGTTAAGCGAGTACCCTTATTATCTCGTTGATTGAGTCTTTCAGCATATAATCCGAGGGTCTGCACTAACCATCTCATCTCTTGTATAGTTAGCATTTGAAGATTATCCTTTTGTTTATATCCTTCTCGGCTAGCTTTGATGGCTGATGCTAAGTCATTTGTAGCCCTGGTATTTTCATCCTGAGCAGACTTATTACCTTTGATAGCACTGTATATCATTGGTCCGAATATGGATATACCTGTGATAGCTAATCCAAGTGGACCACCAAATAAGCCTACTATTCTTGAACCGAATCCGAGTAATCCTCTGCCTACAGAAGCAAGAGCACCTCTGGATGCAGCACCAGCTGCAGCTCCAGCACCTCCCATAAGACTACGGGTCATCTTACTTGCATCAGTAGTAGTTACCATAGCTGCCGGTACAGGAGTCCATCCAGAAGCTCCTCTACCAGTATTTGCATAATACCTACCATTAGCTCCCATTTTTGCTGGAGTGTTGCCATTGTAGTAGTAAGCAGGCATACCTCCCATAGCAGCTACGGTTGCAGCACTTGCCCCAATACCAGCCTCCCTTTGAGCCAGGATAGCTCTCTCCATGTTGAGATAACCCTGAGCAGATATGGTGGCTTGATTCCATCCACCTATCATGAGTCTTACCATGGTTCGGAATGAAACCTGAGAGTCTCCGTTGAGTAATAACCAACGAGCTCTTAGTCCCATCCAGATAGAACCTATCTTTAACCCGACAGCCGCAATAGCAGCAAATCCGGCTATCCAAGGTCCGAAAGGAGTTGCCATCAAATCTCGGAGTTGAGATATTGCCCAACCAACCATATCGAGGAATCCCATTATTATAGGATTCTTACCAAGTGCCTCACTAAAGGTAGTCATAAGGTTCTCTGCAGCAGACTGAACAATATCAATCTTACCTGCAAGAGTTTCCATTCGTTTTCCCACTATCTCTTCGGCAAACCCGGCAGAATTGTTTTGTATCTTGTTTAGCAGGTCAAAGTAACCCTCGGTATCCCGCATGATTGCAACTGCTGCACGCATACCACGTATACCGAAGATACTCTTGAATACAGCATTCTGGTCTACAGTAGATAAACCCTGAGTAGCTGTATCAATCTTTTCCAATATGACAGCAAAGTCCTGAAGGTCTCCGTTAGCATCTACAAAGTCCTGTTTACCCAGTCCCAGTTTTGCCAGGGCTTTAGCTCCTTTGAAGTTAGGGTTGGTTATAGACTGGGTCAGGTAGTCAGCCATATTTCGTATAGAAGTACCTGCCATGGAACCTTGTATACCTGCATTACCTAAGGTACCAATCATTGCAGCTACTTGTGGTAACTGTTGTTTCAGAGTTACCATCGATGCAGCCGAGTATTTGATTGACTCAGCTAAGTCAGTCATTGATACGTTGGATGACATGACAGCTTTAGTAAGCTGGTCACCAACTATATCAGCAGCCTGTTGACCCTCAAGTTTGAAGATCCTCATGATATTGGTTAATAAGTCGGCAGTACCTCCTTTACCTCCCAATTCCATGCCGGTAGCATTGGCCATCATAGCAGCACCAGATATCATTTCCTGAATCTGATTTGCATCATTACCGGCCATTGCCAAGTATTTCATACCTGAAGCTATATCCATTGACATGAACATGGTCCTTAAACCCAATGTCTGAGCTGTTTCTGATAACCCAGACATTTGGTTTTCGGTGGCTCCCGAGATAGCACCTACGGTAGTCATCATGTCAATGAAGTCTGCTCCAGTCTCAATGGTAGTAGTTAACGTTGACACAATTGAGTTAGCTACACCACTTGCCATGTTAGCGTACGACTGAACTGCAGTTAAGTTAGCCTGTACAGCATTTTTGGCATCCCTATGTAAACCTCGTATAACCGAGCTGGCTTCTCTTGCCTGATTTGAAAACCTATCCTGAAGGACAAGAGCTACGCCTATCTCGAGTTGTCCTGCAGAAGGACTACCACTTGTAAAAGCCATATAGTTTCAGATTTAACGAACAAAAGAGAGATGGCCCTAAGAATGGACCATCTCCTTTTCAAGTTGTTCATAATAATTGGAGGCGGCTTCTATAAATTTCTTCCTGCGCCGCCAGGGGAGTTTTGCTAGAGTATTAAAGTCAATACTAATCTTTGCCTTTATTATGTATAAATATACATCCTCTAGCTCTCCCTGGGGTAGAAAAAATTATCCACAGCCATTACCGGTACCATGATTCTCTGTTTCGTTTCCGGGTCCTCGATTTGAGTAGTACCGTTGAATACGGGGTCCATGCCTTTGACTGCAGAACGGATATCCATCATATCCTGAGAAGAAAAGAGTCGGAAGTTCTTTACCGGCTCGTAGTTTTCTCCCACCTTCAGTTGGAGGTTACGTGCAACCAGTTCCTGATTCTTCGTTCTCTCCTTTGCTGGAAGATTCATTACATAGGATTCACCCTCTGCACTTAGTAGGTCGAAGCAAAGCTCTTTACCGCTTTTGGTAGTTATCTGAATACCCTTGCTTTGCTTTGGTACCGGATAGAAAGGAATTGCATTGGGCTTTGCTTCCATCTCTTCCATAGTTGGGATTGTACCGTAGTCGAAGAGGAACTCTTCCTGAAGGTCTACTTCGTAATCTAGGGTTCGTACCTGACCATCGGCTGGGCCTTCCCAATCATAACTGAAATCAAGAATCTTGCCCAATGAGAAGATTCGTGAGTTCAACATGATTGCATACCGGTCAAGTGAGGGCATCTTCTGTACATCCTCTGCACTCAGCAATCTATTTGCTGTAATGTCTGTGTCAGTTACGATACCAGAAATGAACTTAGATATGTTCATAAATGTTCTGGCATCTACAGGGTTTGAGAGGATGTCATCATCCTCTCCATTCTGTTCCCTTATGGTTACTTCGTAACCACTGGGGAGTTTGAAGGTAAATTTCTTACCGTAAAGGGTTTGGTCTTCCATGTTGTTGAGTTGTTAAGTGTATTCCGATTAATATAATCTTTGATAACGAAAAAAGGGAGAGTTCATTGCAGAGCTCTCCCTTGGTGATTAACTTATTACAGCTTCTCGCAAGTATCTACAGAGAACTCAAGTTCCTCCAGAGTGTTGTCCGAACTCATTCGGTCTAAGTCCTGTCCATTTACTTTGCAAGGCCATACTCCGGTACAAGTCCAAGAGTTAAGGATAGATACGCCATCCTCGGCCAGCTCGTTGATGAGTACTGTTTCCTTATACTGACTTGGGGTTAAACCTCCACCGAGCAGCATATCCTGAACCGACATCAGCCAGTCCCATAACCAGGTATCAGAGCCCGAAGTTGTTTCCAACTTTGAAGCAGTTAGGTTTCCCACAGATACCCGGCCGCCTGTTTTTACATCGTAGTTTACATCCCCGTGTGATACCTGTTCAATACTGATTTCGGGAATACCCACCTTCTGAAAGAGGAATGCGTTTATTGGATGCTTGACAAATATGATTTGCCATAAAAACTTCTTCCTCGGGTTTTTTACTTTAGCTCCTGCCATAGTATTATCTTATTTATTGGTTAGTTTTACTGGGCAGAGATGGATATTTCACCGGTGCTCTTATTCATAGCAATGTCGATGATGACATCCATTTCGATGTCCTGCATTGGAACAACTTCTTTGTACTTCAGCTGAGCCTTGTACTTACCCTGGCGGACATCGGCCTCGTTGTTAACCTGAAGGTCTTCGTAGCTCTGAGCATCCTGGTCACCCAGCCACTCGTATGAGGTAATGGCATTGCGGGTTTGCAGGTCGTCCAGAATATCCTTTGCTTCGTGGTATATTCTTTTCCACGACTCGAAGGTATTTGGCTCTTCGATGTAGCTCTCCAGAATAGGCCGGAGATTCTTCTTCAGATACAAGTTGAGACGTACAATGGAAATGAATTTCTCGGAATCATCCACCGGATTAGAGGTGAAACCATGCCAAAGCATAGTTCGCTGACCCTGAGTACGAGTGTTCTTGATTACGAACAGGTTCATGTACCACTGAGCGAACTCGTTAAGAGTATCTACATCAGCAGGACCTCCGAGGTTCTTCATTACCGGACCGAGTGCCGAGGTTATTACACCACGGTTCATACCGGAGAATGAGTACCACGGTCCGTAGGTAGAAGCACATGTTGCATCCAGTCCGGCTACCGAACCAAGTACATCGCATTTCTGGAGAGAACCGTTTTCGTTGTAGTACTTGATACCACCGCCGAAGTATGCTACTTCCTTCTTTGCCCCGATAGCCTGCACCAGAGCTTTCAGAGCAGAGAGAGTCTCTGCTACCGTGGCTGGTGTACGAGTGCCCGGAGCATATTTCGGTACCTCCACATACAGCATGTTCTCGAACGTATTGTGAACATCCGTTCCTACCGATATATACACTTTTGTGTAGTCATCGGGCAGATGCTGATGGATATGGGAAAGGATTACCGAGTATGCTTCGTAGTAAGCTTTGCTGGCCTGATAAGCCGAAAGCCACTCATTAGCCGTAGGAGTTGTACCTGCACTACCCTCCGAGCATTCCATGTATACATTTGAATCACTGGGTTCATCGGCACCTACAGTTCCGGAAGTAATCTTACCTATAGTAATCATCGAGTTCCAATTAGAGAACTGACGAAGAATAGATATGATATCTTCCATTGTTTGGATACCGGTAGCCAGGCTCTTCATAGTACCCTGTCCATCTCCTTCTTTACCCTTAATGGCTTCGAAGGTAATATTAGGAGCATTGTCCAGGAAGTTCTGGAGAGTATTCACGTTGATAGAGGGGTTAGTTACTCCCTCGGTGGTGTTTGCAGATACAGCCGAGAAGAACAGCATTTCATTAAGTATGCTGTCAGAAGTGGGTACATTGGAGGTTTCATCCCTTGCACCGTACTGAATAATGCTTGCACGGAGAGTTGGTTCCGTGGACATATTCAGTTTCAGATAGAAAGGACGGTTGAGATTTGATCCCGTATAATCCAATACCGGGGAACCTGCTTCCTTAGTACGGATAGCCATGTGCATAGTCAGGCTGTTCTCAGCACCACTCGGGTCGGAGATTACTATAGAGATTACGGAAGACCCGTCAGGAACAGTTACCGAAGGTACTGCCTGTCCCTCTGACTTAGTTACAGTCATGGGTTTTGCCCATCCGTAAGTAGCCCCCTTACCAGCTACTCGGGATACCCGGACTTTTGCACCCATTTCAAGGGCTTTAAGTATGTTCGATACCGAACCATCCGGAACTATTTCCGAACCGAAGATGCGAGCGAACTGTGAGGGGCTTGAAATCAGGTCCTGAGGGTCTTCGAACGGGCCCTTGGTAGTACGAGCTACCATGTTGATTACGCCCAACAGAGGCACACTCGATTGTACATTTAGGTTCTTGAAGTTGAACCTAACTCTTGGAGTCTGTGGCATATTGTTATTGATTAAGGTTAATTGAATTCTTTATTCTTGGGGGGTCTCCTCTGAATATACCAGAGTTTTTTCTCCACTTGGAGTATCTACCTGAACCTTGTTACCCTATTTAGATTCCTCACTGGTATTCAGAGTCAGATGTATTTTAGTAGAACCTACCTCGGTAGCATATTTATTACTACCGTCTTCGCTAGGATAACGGTTTAAGGCAATAAGTAGATAAGTATCACCATTCTCATCAGTACCTAACAGTTTGAACCTCTTTTTTCGATACTACATTGCCATCGGTATCATAAGAAGATATATTTGAATCTATATAATCCAAAATACCCAGGAGTATATGGGGGTTTTTACCATGACGATTCCTCATGTCATTTTTCATAACAACTTCCGTTATTAGGTTTTTAACTCTTCTTTAGTCATACTTTTGATTAGTTAGCATATTCAAAGAAGCCACCCCCACTAACCTTAAAGTATGAACCTTTATTGATAGGTGGTAGAGGGGGGGTCGGGTTCTTTGGGAACCTTCAGAGTGTAATCGGCATTTTCTATAAGCACAGAAATATCTTTTATTGGAGTAATTACCTCTGGGGGAGTATTTCCCTCTAAGAGGCAATCCTGTACTTCAAATTGGTATACCTTTTCCATTAACCCGTTATCCAAATCCGGCATGTTATAAAAATTAACTATCCGGAGGAATATATTCCCCGTGAATAAAAACTTGGGCTCATCGTAGGGTTTTAGGTAGCCTCTTTGAGGAACTGCCCAGAACATAATCTGATGCAACAATCTCAGGTGTTCTGCAGAGTGTGCACACAGCCGTATGTTCATGTATTGTGATAGGGTTTCAAAGGCTACTTCTGTTGCAGTGTAGCCTATGCCCTCTTCTTTCTCGATTACCTGTTTCGGTAGTCCGATATCTCCAGGATAAAATCCTTCTGAATCAACTACGATACGAGGGGTTTCTTTAATACCTCGGGAGTGGTTATTACCCACTCCAAATATACCGACGTAGAAACCCTTATCATCGGTAATCTTTTTGAGGTCTTCCTGGAAGCGTTTTGCATTCGCTTCACTTGTTGGGAGATAGTCTTCTGGGTTTATAGTGTAGCCCAACTTTATAGCCATGTTTAATAAGGCCACGTATATGGACCTCTCTATAATTTCCTGAGAATTTACCATTTTACTTGATTGGGTCTTACACCATACTTTTGAAGTTCTTTACGTATCTCCGTTAGGATAAGTTGCTTGAGCTTATTCTTACCACCAGCGGCTTTGAGAGATGGTGCCCACACGGGCCGGGGTGGAATCCTACCATCCTTGGAACCGAATTCCAACATAATGGCTAGTTGGTTCATAGTTAGCTTCTTCTGTGAAGAGCCTCTGATTCTCATGGGTAATCCTATTAGAACCCTCGATTTATATCTAAACAACCCAACTGACCTGGAATACAGGCCAGTCAGGTTATAGATTGGGTGTTGTCCATACCTTTCGATGGTTGAAGGAGCCAATGGTTGCCATGTTACTCCTCCACCTACTGGTGGTATTCCCAAAGTTAGTGACTTCTTTACGATTGCAAGGAGGTTGCGTGAGAATTTACTCACGGCTTTATCATATCCCCTCTGCATACTTGGCCCAAGGTTACTGACTAAGTATTCTACCTTTTGCCATTCACCATTGAGCTTTACCTGAAGAACAAGGTCAGATACTTTGGGAAGTGTGATATTAACCTTCTTTGCCATTTGTTAAAAATGTTTACCGTAAAAAGCTTTCAGTTCTGTATATGCAGTTCTGATTACACCATCCTTATGATAATGGAACTCACCAGCATATCCTTCTACTCCCCCGAGTTTGTTTGCCCATTTTTCTGTCCAAAAGTCGTAGTAGTTATTAGCACTGTTGTGGAACAAGCAGTGCAAGCCACTACATAGGCCAACCGTTGGTAGATATAATGGACCCAAAATTCGGGATTGTATACAATGGCCAAACTCGTGGTCATATACCGGTTCTTTTAATCCGGACTTCTCTGAAAGGAAGATGTAGTTTCCTAAACTTACACCGCCATTCATTGTGGGAGCCACATAGAAAGCAGTGTTTCTTTGTTTAAGGGTTCTTTTCTCACCTTTTAGAACTATCCGGTATATAAGTCCGGTAAAGTTTTGTGGTAATTGCCAAATATACAAAAAGATATGTACCAGAGTATGCAAGAACTTACCCAACTTAGTTTTATGGGAATGTTCTTTTAGGATACTAGACATTGCCTATTTCTCCTTTGCGTCAGCCTTTGCTTTTATCTTGAGATAATGTGCAAAGTACCCAGCAATGAAATATGCTATCGGGTATATGATGAGCAGGAATGCTACCAGCCCATTATCCAGCCATCGCCAGATACAGGAGAAAATTATTACCGATACAATAAGCAGGCCGATATATAACCAGCCAAGTTTTGAGATTTTCATGTGGTATGTAGTTTATTTATACGGAACTACGGATATAAAAATATGACTTTTAGTATTGTCGCCTACTATACGAGTTTGACTTGTACTTGCTACTTTCTGACAATACAGAGTATACACCTTGTAACCTGAAAGGGTACTCTCAGTGGTGGAGTACGGAAGATGTAATACTGTATTTGTATTTGATAAGGATTTAAAGCTTGGATTTATATTATATGGGCATATAAAATGTGACGTATGACTTTTCCCATCAAACGATGAACCATCGACAGATATCGTTGGAATACTACTACCCGTATACCAAACGCTTGAGTTACCCTTGAGAGTTAAAGATGTTGAAGAAAGTTTGGTATATGTCATAGGAGCCTGGTAATTATCACCTATGTATATACTAGATCCACTAAGTTTAATGTAGCTTATAATTTGGTCATTGTCAGACTGTGCACCTAATTCAGAGAAGTTATCTTTACAAATGATATACAACTTACGTGTCTCTATTTCGAAGTAGAAAGCCGTGAATAAGTCAAGTTGAGCAAACCCATCCCACCACATCATACCTACTCCAGAAAGATTACCAAAGGTCTTAATGGTGTTGTTACCAGTCATCCACTGTAACTTCCTCAGAGCATCTGTCAGAGTATCCCCATTAATAATGTAAGGGTCTGGGACATCATCATACTTAGTAATATCCGACCAACCCGATATTACTAAGTCAGCTATACTTCCGCTGCCACCAAATTTAATGGCCTTACCGGCTTTTATAGCAGCTATCCACTGAGCATCAGTTTGCTCTGAAGGATTGCTTACTGTCCATTGGTTCCTGATGTACACTTGTTCACCGGCGGTATCAAACAGAATACCATAACAAGTAGTACCCGACCAGGATACAAATCCAGGAGTAGACCCACTATTACCGAGTATCTTTACTTTTGCAGAACCCACCAACTGATACAGAGCTTGGAATGCCTGAAGTATGGTGGAGCTTGAACTTATACTCGGAGCTCCTTTACCGAGAGGGGTGAACCCTGTTAAGGCTGCAGACATAGCCTTGAAAAGATTAGCTATCTTCCGCAGAGTAGTTTTCTGTGTGGCTGATATCTGAATTTGTTCAGTACCAGCTGGAGTTACCTCAGTAAACTGAGAACTACCGATCTCATGAAATTCTGCCATATCTTATTCCTCTTTTAATTGTATTTTCTCGTCTTCTAAAGTTTTCATGTAACCCGCAAGCTGTGTCCTTAGGTACTGAGCTTCGTCTATTTTGTAACCTGCCTTCTTGTCATTGTAGATAGATACTATACCTTTGAACATAGCAACTATCAAGCTATCAGTTCTTTGAACTACTGTTAGGTAAGCTTCGGCTTGTTGTGCAGTACCTACATTTGCTGTTGTAGTCCTGAATACCAAAGTTTTCCTTCTTTCTACGCCGGTCAGGTTTGTATCAGAAGTTATAATGGATTCAGAGCTTCCTTCTATCCCAGTGTAGTCAATGTAAAAGCTATCACCGGAACCATCATCCCAAGGTATAGTAATTTTTGCCATACATTAAAGGTTAAATTTAGGGGCATAGCAGAGATATCCCACCCTGCTATACCAAGACTCATTATCACTATGATTTTGGAGTAACCGTAAAGGTAGTGTTGGTGTCCACAGTGACCTGAACTGCCGAACCATCCTGAGGCACATCGACTTGGGTCGGTGCAACCTCGATGAATGGGTCACCAGCTGTCTGGTTCAGAGTGGCCGTTGCCTTCTGACCACCGTTTGCCGCTGCAATAATCTGCTGTGTACGGGCTTTGAGGGTTTCATTCGCTGCTGCAGTCAGAGTTAAACTGAAACTGTACTTTGCTTTTGCACCCGGGTCACCCGATATAGCAGTACCGCTTGTAGCTGCAGCTCCGTTTGCAGTGAACTTGATTGCCGATATGTCGGCACCGATGATAACTCCAGTACCTTTCGAGAAGGTAATCTTCTTGGAGTTGGACTTACCAGTTAAGGTAACAGTACCACCACCCTTGTCTACCGCAGGGCTCTTGTTATCGAACTCGATGAACTCAGCTGCTGGGAGATGGCTTGCTATGAACTCTTTCTTCACAGCAACACCAGCAGCTTCTACTTCGAAAGTAGCAAGTTGAACTTCACGGTTGCCACGGTTAACGGTTTCGGCTTTTACTTGGAGAGTAGTATCACCAGAACCTGTCGACGGACTGACAACTACACCATTCTGTTTTACTTCAGCCATTTTTTTCTTTTTATTTGGGTTTCACTTTGAAAGTCGTATTGGTCTTTACTGTGGTTTCATCCTCGTAATGATTTATTTCACTCAGTTCAAGAATGTATTTGGTCAGCTCTAAGTACTTATCGATGTTCTCCATATAGGAGAGTATCCTTTTCGTTTCCTCCGGAGTTTCTCTCTTCAGTACAACAAAGAAGAGCAAAGCCTCATCATGTGCCTGAGCAACCTGAGTATCACCGGTTGGAGAATATACTTTACCATTGATTACAAACTTATCCTGAGCCCAGTCAAAGTTCCAATATCCCTCTTTGGTTATATGTCCACTCTCTTCCAGTGACCTTTTGGTTACGTATAACACGATATTGATACCATCCAGTTCACCCGAGATGGTCTCTTTTAATGAAGGCCATGTTCTTATATAGTTATACTGGATTAAGCCATCCAGAAAATACGGTTCGTAGTTATTACCAACATCTTCACCGTAAGACAGAATCTGGTCAAATCTCTTTAACCAGATTAGAGGTTGTTTTCCTGCATCCACTTCAACAAAGTCATTTACAATGGCCTTGTATCTGTCCCATACTCCTTTTGTAATTCTTTTCCTCCGTGCCATACCCTACTTCTTTACGGGGAAGCCTGGGTCTGGGCCATCGAGTGGTCCTGGCCTCCGGTGGTTAACTACTTTGGGAACTACTACCTTCTTCACCGTACGGCAAATAGGTAGATAGATGGAAAGTCTTTCAGCAAGCATACATAGGTTTTGTTTGAGTATATCAATAACTCCGCCGGGTTGCATTGCTTTAATAACATTGGATGAGATTTTAGATTCAGAGTCAGTATCGTTGAAGAATTCTACCTCAGTTGGACCTGTTTGTATTCGTTTAACCTCACCTGAACCTTGGCTTGACTCTGGAGATTCGGATTCAGAACTTGAGGATGAGTTACTCTCCTTAACGGATTCTGCAGTAGCACCAACCATCAATGAAATCTGTACAACCATGAAATCATAGGCTGCCAATTCCATAATTAGCTGGTTTTCTAGAGCTTCATAATACAACTCATTATTAAATTCCTCTATGGGTACTTCGTGATTTACTAGCGGCTGAATATACAGCTGCCATTTTTCAATAAACTGTTGCTTCTCTTGAAGAGAAAGTTTACCGAAGATATCCTCAGGGATATAATTATCAATCAGCTCATAGATACTGCCAGGCAACTGGGTATTTACCTTATCACTAACTCCAATGACTCTTGACTTGGAAAGGTTAGCTCCGCCTACGTTGTTGGTTATTGTTACCTTGACAACATAGTCACCAGGAGTTTCATAAAGATGGGAAGCAGTTACCACACCTACATGTGATTCTGTCTTCCCATC